CGATCTTCTCAAGGAAGTCTCCCTCGCCAGAACCGAACCCTTCGATGACAGCCGTGATAAGATTCAGACCGCTCTCGATAAGAGTCGGCAACGCCTGTAACAGTCCTATGACTATATCCGAAACAAGCATGAATGCCGTGCTTATCAGTTGCGGTGCTGCCTGTGTCACCCCATTAATAAGGGTCATCACTAACTTACCGCCTGTCTGCAACAGCGGAGGCAGATATGTCTCGATGACTGTCGGCAGACCCTCAAGTAATGTCGGGAGCATCTCGGTCAATGCCGTGCCAATGCCCTCTATCGCTTGTAACACAGCCGGAGCGATGTTCTCCATGACCGTGCCTATTGAGGTCATGAAGTTCTCCGTGAGTTCTGCAATATTCGCATCTGGGTCTGCCATTCCTGTCAGCAGATTCTCCCACGCTGCCTTCGCCATGTTGATAGACCCTTGTATGGTCTTCGAGGCTTCTTTCTGCGTGGTGCCCGTGATGTTCATCTCCTCTTGCACCAGATGGATCGCCTCAACGATGTCGGCGTAAGAATCGATGGTCAGATCTCCGGCTTCGCCATTCGCCTTGGCTATTTCGTTGGCCTTGTCTATGAGGCCTTGCATACCCTCTTTCGTACCGCCGAACCCAAGGTTGAGGTTATCAAGGGTCTGATACTGACCCTTTGCGAGTGCTTGGTACACGCCAGCGAGTTCCTCAACTGTGTACTTGCCGAAGGTGTTCGCATTGTCGGAGATGTCTTGCATCGCCATGTCAGCGATCCGTGCAGCCTCCTGTGAATCACCGCCGACCGAGTTGAGGAGTGCTGCCGAGAAGCCTGTGACATTCTGCATGTAAGCATTCGCAGACATTCCGGCGGTCAGATACGCTTGGTTGGCATACTCCATCATCTGGTCGTAGCCCTCGCCGTACAGTTTCTTGATACCGCCCGTCAACTGTTCGTACTCTGCGTACGCCGTGACCGATTGCTTCGCCAACTTTGCCACGGCTCCGGCTGCTGCGATGGTTGCCGTGCCGAGTGCAACAGCACCGACCTTTGCAACCTTTAACGCTCCGGCAAACTTGCCACCGAATGCCTTGGCCTTGCCCTCTCCATCATTTAGTCCCTTTTCATATTCCTTTGAGTCAAGCGTCAGAGTCGCTTTCAACTTCATGAAGTCCATGTTTCACCTTTAATCCTAACTTTTCGATCACTTCAAGTGCGACCTCATCACCCGTCTTCTCCGGCTCCTTTTTCTGTGGGGTTATCAACTCGGCGTAGCGATACGGCACATCGGTGCCAACGAATTCTGCGAGGCACTTTAACAGATCGCACACATAGCCACGATAAGATGCCTCCTCCATTCGGCGGTTGTACTCGGCAACGACATGGTCGATTACATACTCGGTGCCGAGCATCTCCAAGAGATCCAGCCGAATAGTCTCACATCCGCTTATCCAAGCAGACTCCCCACATTCATTAAGGATGTAAAAAAATTGAGCACCGCCTTGTTGTTGAGCAGTTCGTTGAACGACTCGATGTACTCGGTCATGTCGTGATCATCGATGTGTTCCGGCTCTACAAAACACAAAAGAGCAAGCACCTCAAGAGTCTCCTCTGGGTGTTCTTCCAGAACTGCGTCCAGAATGTCCTTGAGGTTCTCTGATGCTTGCTTGTTTAGTGCTGTTTTCCGTTCTTCATCGGTCGCACCCTCCTTGAAAGACGGTACCCTTTTGCGTATGTTGACAATATCCGTGTCGGTCAGCCATTTACTGACCGACTTACGGATCTTGTTCGTCTGTGTCAGAAATTCTGACGGTTTGCAATTTGCAAGGTTTTTCATGATCTATCCCTCCTATAAATCAGTTCGTTTTACGCTCCCGCTGGTGCTGTGACCTTGACCGTGCATGTATCGGTGACTGTTACGCCATCAATTGTTGCACTTGCCGTAATGACCGTGTTGCCAGCACCTACGCCTGTGACAACGCCTGTGCTTGTGCCTACGGTTGCGACTTCATTATTGCCGGACGAGAATGTTACGCTACCGCCCGATGGCGTTGTGACCGCCGTAAGAGTCTTTGTGCCTGTGCCCTCGATCTCGATATAATGCTTATTGAGATTTACCGCTGGCTCGACTTCAGCCGAACCACTCTTGACGAATATCTCGAATGGTACGGTGTCCTGTTCCTCGATGCTGTAATGCCCGTGGAATTCGAAGGACAGTTTACCCTTTTCGTCCTTTTCGGACTGGATCTGGAACCCACCCGTGCTCAAAGAGTTCATCAGATGGATCGCAAGGAATCCGGCATTCTCGCCCGTGTTCACATCGGAGTAGTCACCTACCCACCACACATCCTCGAAGTCTGTCTTGAGCAGTTCTGCCCTCGGCACGACCTTCGTGGTGTCCTGTGTGTCGATGTCGGCTGCACCCACCAGCCTCTTGGCAAGAGCCGTTGAGCAAGTGAGGAATGTGCCACTCATCTGCGGATCATACTGCTTCAGATGCTTCAGTTCGAGCATGTTGTTCGGGACATTGTCGATGTCCTCACCGAAGTCCGTAAATTCTGGATTTGTTGTAAAGTTGACACCGCCCGTTGTGGCTCCGAGAATGTTGCCGATCACTCCCGTTGATGGCGTGAACTCGTCAACGAGTATGCCAGCGTTCAACTGGAGTTTCTCGAAGGTATCGGTCGGTACCCTTGTGTATTTCTGTGCCATGATGATGTTTCCTTTCTACTGAAATTCGCCTGTGGTCTGTAATACGATTCTTCTTATCTGTCGGTCATTTTCGTCTGCCAGCCTCTGTGCAAACGGAGTGGCCTTGGTCACCCAGAGCCGTCCACCGTCATAGCCGACACCCATACCGCCTCCGATGAGGTTGCTGATCTCTTCTGCCTTCTGACTGACCTCCGTCCACGAGTTAGATCTGTACCAAATGGATGCGGTAAGATACACGGCCTCATCGAGATCCCCGACTGATGCCGAGTAGGTTATGTAGGGCAACACCGCATTGTCGGGAACGGTATTCTCGTCATAAGCGGTCAGACCGAAACTGCTCCACAGCGTTTGTATCGCCGTCCATTTATCAGCCATGTCCCACCTCCTATGGAAGTGCCGAGATCTCCTCGGCGTTTACTTGTCTCATGTCCAAGGTCGCACTATTCGGCGTGTACTTGTCATCGCCGTCAGATGTGACTCTGAACAGTTTGTTGTCCCGTGCTCTGCGGAATATGTCGTGGTACTGAAGCACAACATTCCTCGGTGTTGTTACGGTGTACAGAGAGTGCACACCCTGTGCCTCCGCTGCCCTTGCTTCGATGGATGTGTCGAAGGTGATCGCTGCATCAAAAGAGGCTCCGTCCACCCATTTGTTAACGAAGCCTCCATATTCATCCAGCGTTGTCTGCTTATTCAACAAGATACACGATTCCATTAATTCATTCAGCAGACTCATAACTTCCTCCATCTGTTCAGTTCGTCAGCGAAGACGCTCTTCCATGTCGGAACGCTACTGCCTCCGGCACCCGAACCCCCACTACCTTTCGAATATGTGTAACCTCCGAAGGATTCCGACTGAAACGGACTCATGGCAGAACTGTCTGCACCGCCATACTTGTTCATCCATGCCGAGATCCTTTCCGAGAGGGCAATGACTGTAGGAGGGACAGCCATCGCCCATACGGCACCTTCAAACACCTCGTCCACGAGGGATTCGGTGTCTGTCGGATCATACTTGTGCACTCCGTCATTGAATACGGAGCCTACAATGCGATAATACTGACCGTCCTGTAGAAAAGAGCCGTCAGCAAGCCGTCCTCCTTCAATTGTGAAAGTACCGAAGTACTTATCTTTCTCAAACCAGTTCTTCAACTCTTGACACAGTTCGGTCAGCATCGTATTACTTCTCCTTCTTCTTTTTCGCCTTTTTCGGCTTCGTTTCTGCCTTGCCGTCCTGTTTGTCGGTCGGCTTGGTTTCTTTCGTTACAGGCGGTATTTTCGCCTTCTGTGGTGCCTTCACAGCCTCTATGAGAGCCTCGCCACGCTTATTTGATGTGGATGCCAGTTCAGCGATACGCTCATCGCTCACTTCCACGCCCTTGTGGGGGAATTCATCCCCCACAAGGTAAACATGGTTGTCATCTTTGAGGTCTGTGAAGTCCTTGATTACTCGATACTTCATAGAACTACCTCCTCATCGTTCTTTGATAGATCACGCACCCTTTGGCTCGAGTGTCAGACCAGACAGACCGAAGTACTGAATGTTCTTGTGACCATTCGCATCCGTCTGTACGGTCTTGATCTTCTGATTCTTGTCAGCGACCTTGAACACCGCATCCTTGTCGGAGTCGAGTGTTACCATGCCTGTGCCGTGGGACGGTGTGATGCCGACCTGTACATTTGCGTATGTCAGACCACTCGAGAAGTTGTCGAACTTCAGAGCGATGAAGTGACCATCACCCGAGAGTGGCCCACTTGGCGAGAGACCGCCCTCCATGTAGGCGAGTGTTCCTGTGATCTCACCATTAGCAACCGCCACATTGCTCTGGAAATCAGACGGCGTTTTGTCAGTCCACGGGAATGTGGTGTCTGCTGGGTCAGCCGTAACAGTAAGATCAGTCAGAAAAGAATCGTCAACATCGACTACTGCGATGCCATCGATGTACTCTGCCCACAGAGCCATGCCCATGAGTGCGAATACTTCGCCTACGGCTGTTCCGTAGTTGCCCTGTGCGTGGAATCCGATCAGATTCGTCTCACCCTGTACGGTGTAGTCGAGTCCTAACTGTGCGAAGTCGCTGTTGCTCGGATCGATGTAGTAGAGGTCGATGTTCTCGACAGGAAGTGCGATCACTCTGCCTCTTGCGATGTCCGGCTCGGACAGGAGGAACAGGGTCGAATAACCCATGAAGTCCTTCACATAGTTCAGTCCGAACTGTGTCTGAACCGTGATGTTTGCTGCACCGATGTACTGATATACATCGAGGATGTTGCAGAAACCGACTACCTCGGTGACTGTCCTTCTCATCTTCTGGAACTTGTCCAGTACATTGGCCTTTGCCATAGCCAGAGCCATCTGGAACGAGGCCTCTGCACTTGTGAGTTCTCCGGTGTTGAGGAATTCGTAGAATCTTGTCAGAATCTTGTTCTGAAGTTCGTAGAGGAACGCATCGTCAGTCTTCTGAACCGCTGCGGCTGCACCGTACTTGGCAACAGCCTCTACCGATACTGCCTTGGCGTACTTCTCGATTGTGAGGTCACCGAAAACTACAGGCTCGACTTCTGCGAGGCTGTATGGAATCTCCTCACCCTCTCCTACGGAGTCCTCGAGCGTGACTGTTCCTCTGCTTGCGACCAGTTTTGTGCCAGCCTCCTTCTCGATCACATTCATGATTCCGAGGATGTCTCGGAGTGCGTCCCAGTTCAGACCGAATCTTGTGACGAAGTCGATCTCACGAACCGATGTGTCGATGTTTGCCTGTTTTGTAAGATTAGTTTTAGCCATGATTATTATCCTTTCTGTTCTTCTTGAATGATCTTGGCGAGAGCCTCCTGTCTCTGCTTCGAATCCATCACAAAGCGTCCTCTTTCGTCACGCTTGTAGATTTCATCTCTGGAGATCGAGCCACCGCCGTTGCCCTTTGGTGGAGTAGACACATCCGCTCCCTTCTCGCCCTCTTTGGCGATGAAGCCGTCCCACTCTTTCTGAATGGACTCTTTGAACTTGTCTGCATCTTTCACCTTGCCTTCATCATCAAATGCGACCTTGGCAATCTCTTCTGCCGATACCTTGAGGATCTGATCGATTCTCTTCGCAGATATGCCGACCTCAAGAAGCAGAGACTTGTATGCCTCCGTCTTTCTCGTCAGTTCTGCCTTGGCCTTGTCAGCCTTCTTGTAATCCTCGAAATCCTTCTGTACCTTGTCGTACTTTGACTTCCAGTCTTCCTCGTCATCCTTTGCGAGTCTTTCTTTCAGATCGTCCCTTTCCTTCTGGACGGTCTTCAACTGATCCGCATCAGCCTTGTACTTTGAGATGTCATCCTTGAGTCCATTGACCGTGTCCGTGTGCATCTCTATGATCTGGTCAATCTTCTCCGGCTCGATTCCCATCGCTGCTAATGCTTTCCTTGTAAGTGCCATCGTAGTCTCCTTTCCTTCGTAAACATTCCTTTGTTATTCGTTACGATGTGTTTGTATACCAACAGAAAACCGAGCGTTGTGCTCGGCTCTCTGCGTGTATCTGTTTGTGCTTTAGAAGCCTCCTCCTAAAGACCTCTTTATGATCTCGCCATACTCTTTCAAGTGGTT